GTTAAATAATCTAATGGAATATTATCTTCACCATTACGATTACGAATATGTATTCGGTTATGACAAATCGTTGGTTCGGTTTTTACATAAATAATTTTTTGAACAGGAAATTCTTCAATAAAACAATAAAACCATTGTAAATAAATCTGATAGTTAATATACTCCATTTTACCGGTATCAAATAACATTTTGGCAAATACCATTTTATCAGTATAAAGGCTTCTCTCTGTAATAATGATATACTTTTTGTCAGAACTATATGTTTTGCTTGTTCGTATTTGATTAAATGTATCTTTTAATATTTTTAATCTAGATATATACGCCATCATTTGAAATGTAAAGGAATATTTTTCTTGTTCCGCATAAAATTTGGCTAATATTGTTTCACCCTTTTCATCTTTGATATTATTCCATTCATTAACCGGTTCTCTCAAAAACAAAACATTATCATTATTTGAGTAATATGTTTTTAAATGCTCAAGCAATGTGCTTTTGCCAGAGCCGATATTCCCTTCAATTGAAATAATCTCAATATTATTCATTATAATATAAATATATTTGTTTCTGTTTATTTATATTTTTAATATATGAATCAATTTTATAAAAAAATTGATATACAAACAAATCAAATATTCATATTATAAATAATTATTTAAAATGGATTTAAAACAGCGTAAACTCAACAAATCTGAATGGGATTCTACTGAAATTCCCGTTTCTGAAACGGAATTATCAATATTAAATATGATCATAAAAGGTTATCATGATGTATCTATTAAAATTAATAAGAATAATACATTATTTACATACATTAAAATCCAATATTCCGAAAAAATGGAGGATTATTTATTTAATAAATATTTGAGGGAAAGATTAACCCCTATTGATAATAAATTAAAAGAAATAAATCATGAACATAAATTAATTAAAATAAATATAAATATTAAGCCAAATTCAACGGACAGTTTAAGACTTGAAAAGGTTGATATTAAGTCCTTGACAAAATATAATACATATGAATATTTATTATTAGATTATATTGAAAATATAATGAAAAATTTGAATACTAAAAATGAATATAATAAACAATTTCATTATTATTATTATGGATTATATAAATTGATTCGTAATAATGTATTGAATTTGAATAGACATATGAAGAAATTTGTATATGATGTATTGAATATATTTGAAGAACATATTGATAAATCGATTATTGTAGCGAATGCGACAGAATTTATAGAGAGAAATGAAATTATTTTGAAATACAGTGATTTGTCATTGTATGAACACCAAAAAAATATATTTACAGAAATCAAAAGAAATGTGCCTAAATTGATATTATATATGGCACCTACAGGAACAGGTAAAACATTGACACCAATTGCGCTATCGGAATCCAAAAAGATTATATTTGTTTGTGCGGCAAGGCATGTTGGATTGGCGCTTGCGCGTTCGGCTGTATCCGTAAATAAGAAAATCGCGTTTGCGTTTGGTTGTTCGAGTGCGGATGATATTCGTTTGCATTATTTCGCCGCACAGGATTATACAAAAAATAAACGTTCAGGTGGTATTGGTAAAGTAGATAATAGTAATGGAATAAATGTAGAAATTATGATATGTGATATTCGGTCATATTTGTCGGCAATGTATTATATGTTGGCATTTTTCGAAGAAAATGAGATAGTAACGTATTGGGATGAGCCGACTATTACAATGGATTATCAAGAGCATGAATTTCATAAAACAATTCGTAATAATTGGAAGAAAAATCAAATATCTACTATTGTTTTATCGTCAGCTACATTGCCGAAGATTCATGAATTATCGGAAACTATTTCTGATTATTTGAATAAATTTCCGGGTGCTCAGATTTGTAATATTGTGAGTCATGATTGTAAAAAATCAATACCTATTATTAATAATGATGGTTTTGTTGTATTACCACATTATTTATCAAGTAATTATGAAGAAATAATAGAAATTGCGAACCATTGTAGTGAAAATTTAACCTTATTGCGATATTTTGATTTGAAAGAATTGGTTGAATTCATTTCTTATTTGTGTGAGAATAATTATATAAATAAAAAAAGGTTATATTTGGACAGATACTTCAATAAATTGGATGATATTGATATGAAAAATATAAAAATTTATTATATTGAACTTTTAAGGAATATTCAACCTGAATATTGGGAACGAATTTATAATTACTTTATTGAAAAAAGAAGCCCAAGAATATTGGAGAATACAAGTGTAGATGCCAAAGGAGAAAAAATAAGAAAAATTCGTAGCACGGGTGGTTATAATATGTCCGCACACACAAAGCACGTGAATTCTATGGATGGTTCGCCAATCAAACGATTACAATCAGAACAAGTGGTAGGCACAAGTAGAGATATAATTCATGAAGTGAAAAAAGGAACGGTTGGTGTATATGTTACTACGAAAGATGCGAATACTTTGACAGATGGTCCAACAATCTTTATTTCGGATGATATTGAAAAAATAGCAAAATTTTGTGTTCAACAAGCAAATATTCCGAATATTATTATGGGAGATATTATGAAGAAAATAGAATATAATAATGTGATTAATATTCAAATAAATGAAGCAACAAATGAATTGGAAGAAATCAAAAATACGATTGAGCAAAAGGTGAAAAATTCAGTCAATAAATTTGGAGGTAATTCAGGTAGAAATAAATCAAATAAAGATCCGAAAAAATTAAGCAAAGATATTCCAGATGAATTTCAGAATAAAAGTGGAATGAATAAATTGACTGAAAAAATCAATTCACTGCGAGCTATGATAAAAAATGCCTCCTTAAATGATACCTTTATTCCTAACAAAAAAAATCATTTGGAAAAATGGTGTCCGGATAAACAAGTTTGCAATACATTTACAAGTAATATAGACGAACATATTGTTGCGGATATTATGGCATTAAATGGGGTGGATAACTTGTGGAAAATATTATTAATGATGGGTATAGGTGTTTTTGTGAATCATAATAATATTACTTATACCGAAATTATGAAGAAATTAGCAGATGAACAGAAGTTGTATTTAATCATTGCTTCAAGTGATTATATTTATGGAACAAATTATCAATTTTGTCATTGTTTCTTAAGTAAGGATTTGAATTTAACACAAGAAAAAGTAATACAAGCAATGGGTAGAATTGGTAGAAATAATATTCAACAAACATATACAGTTCGTTTTCGTGATAACTCACAAATTACAAAATTATTTACAAGTGATACTGAAAAACCAGAAATGATTAATATGAATAAATTGTTCAATACAAAAAAGATCATTTATGAAAATGGTGAATATATGGAAATAACAGAAGACGAAGACGAAGATGAAGACGAAGATATATAATTACACATTTGAATGTGTATAAGTTATTGAAAATAATGTGTAAAATATGTAAAAAAAAGAATACTATTTAACCCATAAATTATTTTTACTTATAAATTATTTTTACCATTTTTTACCATTATTTTTCAGTGTAAAGGTTTACGAATATAAAACGAAATGTTTCTCCAATTTGATCCATAAATTGTTTTTAATGTATTATCCGAACTAACTATATGCATAGCATCCTCAGGTAATATTCCATCCCTATATTGTCCTGCTCTTACAATTTCTATTTTGTCATCATTTATATGTTTTTTAACTTGATCAATAAATTTTTTCATAGTAATATTCGGGTCAAAATAAAGTGTAAATTTAGTATATTCATATACGTATTTAAATTCAAATGCGTAAAGATTTTGATTCATTGTTTCGTCTGTATGGTAGTCAGTCATTGTAATAAATTATGTTGATTTAAATAGATTTTGTTGTTTATTTCAATTTTTTATAATATATTATAAATATATTATATATTATAAATGGATTATTTCAAAATAATTAATTATGGGGAAAGCATAAGAGCGGTTTTTTTATTATTTATTATTTTAACTGCTAATTTTTTTGCGAGTTCATTGAATTGTGGAATACAATATAATTTAATAACATCGCCTTTATTCAGACATATATTCATATATTTATTTATTGTATTTAGTATTGATTTTACTTCAAAGGATTCGAGAAATGTTCAAGAAATATTATTGAAATCATTTGTTATTTTTGTATTTTATATTATGTTCAATAAACAACATCGTTATACTATGTATGTAATTTTAATGTTGTTAATTGCGTTATATATGATATATTTACAAACGAATTATTTGAAAAAACATAAAAAAAATACGAAGATTTATGATGATTTGACCAATAAAATACTACTATTGATTACAGTTATAACCATTATAGGATTTTTGATGTATGTAAATAAACAACAAAATGATTATAAAGGTAAGTTTGATATTCTTCGATTTATTTTTGGCAATAATAAATGCGAATCCTTGAAAAAACTATAATTTTATGAATTATACAAATAATTTGCTTCCCAAACTTTTATAATAATACGAATTATACATTATATTTTTATCTAATGTTTTTGCTAATGTTTTATCGCTTATTTTATTCTCTCGAATACAATCATACTTACAAGAAAATTCTAAAATTAAATTGTTATCTTTATCATATTGTCCTACTCCATTTTTGTATAAAATTGGTTTCGATTTTTCAGTCTCAAATTTTTCAACTAAATTTTGTTCACAACAATCATATAACATATAATAATGGTTATTTGTTATTGTATTATTTTTAACGGGATTATCTAATGCTGATATACTTTTGTAATCATTTAGTTGTGCTGCTGTTTTCCTATCCAAATATACATTTAATATTTCAGTTTTATTTGCGTTCAATTTAGCAATATAACCTAAATTCTGAGTTTTTGTTTCTTTTGTTGGTTGTAAAGAATGAATAATATTAGGGTCTACATTTCTCTCCACTAATTGCCAACGAAAACCGCAATAAATTGTATTTTCATTTACGGCTTTTGTTATACTAGGACGTTTTATATGTTTATTTTCATTCATTGCTTCTGTTACAGATTCATATACTTTCACTAATTGTAATGTTTCTGGATTGATTTTTTGAAGCCTAGGTCCTAAATGTGGCATTTGTTGATTAAATCCTGTTACCACATTTGTTTCTTTTGTATTTAGTTTGTTAAGGATTTGTTGCATTGAGTTTTCGAGAGAACATACTTTATTAGTTAGGAACTTATTGTTTTGAATTAATTCTTTCAATAATTCATTGTCATTGTTAACAATTTGACCACTATTTTTAAGTGTTAAATTCTCAATTTCCAATAACAATTCACTTACTTTATAATTATAATTACCGATATTGTCGTCTATAATTTTTATAACTGTTTGCATAGTTAATGTGGTTCCAATTAAAAACAATTCATTTTCTTTTTCGTGACCTGTTAAATTGCTTACTTTGGTTGAATGAATATCTTTGTGTGAATGTAAAAATTGTTCGAATTCGTGTGATTTGTCTACTTGAAGACAATGTAATAATAAACATTCATCATATTTACTTTTGTGCTCATTGTATCTATTCTGAATACCCTTCCTTGACTCGCCAATTTTTACGACATATGTTCCATTTTCAAATGTTTTTACTTTTATAACATAAACCAACGGTCCTGACATCGCATATTCTTTTAACAAAAACATTTCATTATCCAATTCTTTTTGTTTTAATAATTTCTCTTCTGTTTCTTTGTTTTTAGTATGTTCTAATAATTGTATTTCTGTTTTTTGTTTTTCTAATTGTTTCTGTAAGTCATAAAATCCGTGTAATCTAATTTCTTTAATAATATCACAAACCCAATTTTGAAATATTTCAGCAATAGGTTTTCTAGACTTGAATAATACTTTATATAACCCCTTTTCAGTTAAAAATGTAACTTGTTGAGAACCACCAAGGGTGTCCATAGTATGGACGACCTTTTCACTTTTATCAAAATGTTGAATTGTTGTTCTAATATTTCCCATTTCTAATATTTCACCAATGTCATTTGCTCTGAATAAAGGTTCTTCGCAAGTTCCTTTAATCACTATTTCAGTATGTAAATTGTTATTATTAAACGCTCTAACTACTTCCATGGATGTATATATATATAATACACCCTTTGTTTAAGTTGTTTTGAATTTAAAATATTTCATTAATGAAAAAGGGCGTCCATAGTATGGACGTCCTTTGCTTCACAGGTTGGCGAAGCAATAATTTACGCAAATATACGCTTACATCATATATTTTATGCTTTCTCTTTAGGGAGAGCAAAAGGGACTAAGTAGTATTTACATCGTAATAATACTTACGTCATTAGTTACATTATATATTTTTGCTTTTAATATTAAAAATCAATAATGATGTCAATATTATTGACGACATTTAATATTAAAATATATAAATAAAAACCACATGATATAAGGTGTCTAATTGGAATAAGCTAAACCGCCCATACCGCTCATAATTCTAAGAACGTTGTAGTTGGTAGCATAGACACGAACCTTGGCAGTCTTGGTGCCTTCAACGGTAGCATTGGAGAGCACAAGTTGAAGAGTGGCGTTATCAATTCTGGAGAAGTTGCATGTGCCGCTCGGTTGGTGTTCCTCGGGACGAAGAGCGAAGGAATACACGTTAATACCTTCATCAGGGTTGCGTGTATGGGCTTGGTAGGGTTGGACCCAAGAGAAGTATGTTCCTTCACGTTCAGAGAATCTGTCTTGGCCGTTAAGTTGGAGTTTGGCAGTGACAACAGGGTTTTGGCCCCAGCAGTGCATGTCAAGAGAAGATTCAGAAAGCACGAAGGTTCCGGCATCAGAGACACCAGAGTTTTCAAGAGGTTCTTCAACATCACCAAGGTTGGGTTGGTTGTAGGGGTTGGAAGGACCGTGCCAGTAACCAGTGAAACCAGCTTCAGGGGTGTAGTCAAGGGCACCAGCGTCTTGGAAAAGACCACGGGCATCGATGTAAGCACGGGAATCAGCGGCAATAGCAGAAGGACCACCGAAGGCATGGATGGCGTTAGGAAGAGCATCAATGGCATCAGTGTAGTTGAAAGGTTGAGCACCAAGGACCTTGAACAAAAGAGCATCGCAAGTCAAAGATGAGCAGTAGTCAACGTTTTGATCGGGTTGGACGACCCAGATGAGTTCCTTAACAGGGTGGTTGAAGTTGAGTTTGATCTTGTTGGAAGAAGAACCAACGGATTCATCACCAGTGAATTGGAGTTGAGTGATCAAGTACTCGTGGGGGTTTTGGGCCATTCTTCGGCGTTCATCAGTGTCAAGGAAGACATAGTCAACATACAAAGAAGCAGCAACAAGGGATTGGTTGTAGGCGATAGTGGCAGGGACAGGGCGTCCAGAAGCCATTTGACCAGCAGAACCAGAATAAGGGTTGGTGTTGCAGTTAAGAGTGGTAACAGCCCACAAGCATTCATCAATAGGACGGATATCAAGGTTAATCTTGACTTCGTGGTATTGAAGAGCAATCAAAGGAAGAGCAAGGCCGGGGTTGGTGCAGAACCAGAATTGAAGAGGAACATAAAGAGTAGTTTCAGGAAGAGCATTTCTGGGGGCACAGACTTGACGAGGGGCCAAGCTATCGCAAGGGGATTCGACATCAGAGAAAGAAGGATCAGTGATGAAGGTCAATTGAGTGGTGTTACCAATCATTTTGAAGTATCCCTTTAATTGTTCAGAGGTCATGGTCAATTGGTTCCAGATGTGCATCCAGTCACCATATTGACGGTCGATTCTTTGACCACCGATTTCAACTTCAACTTGGGCAATAAGTTGTTCACCGGGGAAATCCAACCAACGGGCATAGACACCAGTGTTTTGGTCCGCAGAGTAGTTTCCGAGACCCATAAGTTGGTTGATCTCAGGAAGAGTTACTTGTAAGTAAGTGCGGTAGGCAAGATCACCATTTCTGGAGATCACGCATTGGACACGGCGACCGAAATCGGCTTGACCGTTGAAAGTTTGTTCGATTGATTCGATGGCAAAGTTAGTGTATCTACGATAAGTAACTTTCCAGAAAGTAATTTGAGGATTACCTGTACATTTCCTCTACCTTATCTTTCAATAAGGATTAGACTATATCTTATGAAGAATTTAAATCTAACTTATCTATTTGTGAAGTTAATAAAAATTCTTCCGAAAACCATTTAGTCGTTGAACCTTCTTCTTTAAATTTTTCTAGTTTTTTTATAATATATTGAATTTGTTGAATATCAATCGTTTTTTTGGACGAATTATAATGAATAGATACTGGCATCATATTCGACCAATTCCAACATTTTAATTTTTCGTGTTCGATTGACAAATCATAATTACATACTGGTATAATATGGTCTATTGACCAAACGGAACCATAATTAGACCAATTCATGTTTTCTGTAAAATTATATTGCAACCATTCTCTAAAAAATGAAATATTACAACCAATATATTCCATAGTGGTTGTATTTTTTATCAAAACATTTCTTAAACGAGCAGCAAGTGACTTTTTAATTCTGTAATTCATATTTGTATTACGTTGATTTTTGCACCACTGTGTTTTTTGTTCTGTTAAAAAAGATGGATAACAAGATGAACAAATTTTTTTTTTATAAAACTTTTTTAATTTGGCAAAATTTTTGAGTGCTTTTTCTTCATGGCATTTTTCACATTTAACCATAAACGTCTCAGCCCGTTTTTGCCTTAATTGTTGTTTTCTTATTTTATCCATATAATTCATACATTTTTTACATACACTTGAATAGCTATTTTCTTTATATTTTCTGAATTGACTTAATGGTTGATTATTGTCACATCGTGAACATAATTTAACTAAAAAGATTGATTCCATTTTAATATATTTATATGTAATTTTTATATTTTATTATATTTTTATGTTATTTATTATTTAAAACTAGAAATTATTAATGAAGCTTGGATGCTCATTGCCCATTTCAAATAGACATAAGTCTACTATCATCTTATTCATTATTACTATACCCAAGTTTTTCCTCTTGGCCACTATCTTCTCTCAAAAATAGCTTAGTAGAATAAGCTTTAGGGGTTTCAAGCAATTTGATCTTCTCACTAGGGTTATTCTAATTAAGTTAAAACCTAATTTCCCTAATTAACGTCAGCGGTTCTTAAATATAAGAGTCCACTAAAGGGGTTATGAATATCTTATTTTTTCGATATTCCCTGACGTTTTTCTACCCTACAGGTTTTTAAGGTAAACATCTTGAGCACCATAAGCGACGAGTTGCATTAATCCACCTCCCATTTTATAATAATGCTAAAGAAAAAAATTTTAGAAAATAACCAATTAATTAAATTAAATTTAATTAATTGATAAAATGAAATATTTTTACAAGCATTTTACAAGCATTTTACAAGCATTTTTACACCTATATACGTATTATAACTAAATATTCTTTTTTATTATAATAGTATTTTATTTATATCTAAATTGTCCTTCATAAAATTCAATAAATAAGAATCTTGTATAACTTCCTTTTTGGATTCACTATTTTTGACAAATACATAACTATCATTTCGTTTTTTGATAGTCCAACCTTGTTCAATACTATTATAAAGTAATATCATTTTTTGAAATTTTATACTATCTACTTTTAAATCACTTTCTTCTAAATGTTTCAAAGATTGTAATTTAATGTTTAAATCCATATGATAAAATTAGAAAAGTTTAAAAAACTTTTAACTTAAAAAAAGATACCTTGAATAAAGGTATATATTTGTATATACATAACATAATTATTAACACATATTATGAATATGAATATTTCTTTTTCGCTTATAATACATTGTATAATGTGGGTCCTCTTTTTCTAAAGTTCGCAAATCCGTTTTAATTATATTTCCTTCTTGATTTGAATAGTATATATGTTTGATCCGATAACCTTTTTTACTAGGATATGTTTTCATTCTTTGTATACAATTTGCACATGGCTTAGAACTTTGTAATTTTTTATGTTTTGACAATCGAATAACTAGTAAATCAATATTTTGAAGTTTTTTATTATATGATAATGGTTTTATTTTATTCAGTGCTTCTTCTTCAGCGTGTATTCCAGGTTCATTTCCATAAATATCACCGTTTTGATTACATCCTATACTTAAAATATTTTTTTTATTGATATTTTTGCCATCTAAAATACATGCTATATGATTATAATTTCCACACAAACATGAATTTATTTTAATATGATTATTTTCGATTATATCTGTTTGTACATCTATATTCGACGGTAAACAAAAACGTTTCTCATATAAAGTATCAATTAATGAATTCATATTTTGATTTGATATATTTGAATAATTAAAAATATGAAATCAATTTTATTCATATTTCACAATATTTTTCACAATATTTTTCACAATATTTTTCAGAATATATATAATATAAAAATATACAATATATATATCTATAAAAATATATGCCCAGTTTTAAATCAAAACCAGCCAAAAATATTAAATTCAATAAAAAATCAATTATTACATTAGATTCAAAACACAAAGATTTTTTAAATGAATTCACATCTGATGAGAAAACAATTGAAGATTATAAAAAACAAATTGATATTTTGAAAAATAAATTGTATCAAAATTATAATATGAATCATTCTAATAAAAAATCAAATAAACATATTTTGCCCATTGAAGAACAACTAGATATAAAAGATAAAATTAATGATTTGAAAACCAAAATAAAAATGATCAAAAATAAAAAAAAACAATATTTATTGGATAATTCGAAATATATTTTTGACTATTTCGAGGATAAGAAAAATTTATCAGAAGGAATTAAACCAGACAACACACCTAAGTCAAAACGTATCAATGATTTTTTTAAAATTAGTGAAACCAAAATAGATGACAATAATGAAACGGTTGAAAAAAATACAGTATTAAATTATTTACAAAATATTAGTGATGAATTTTTAAATGTGGATAATTTTGTCTATCAAACAGATATATGTAAGTATTGTAATAAGGGTGAACTAATACCATTAGAAGATGAGGGTATTCTTATTTGTAATATGTGTTCACGAAATGTATTATATTTGGTTGAAAATGAAAAACCGTCGTATAAAGAACCGCCAAAAGAAGTATGTTCATACGCATATAAACGAATCAATCATTTTAAAGAAATTATTGCTCAATTTCAAGGCAAAGAAACTACGCAAATACCAGAAATTGTCATTGAAAATATTAAGCAACAAATCAAAAAAGAACGAATTGATGTTTCACAAATAACATACAATAAAACAAAGGATATATTAAAAAAATTAGATTATAGTAAATATTACGAACATATTCCTTTTATTAATGAAAAATTCGGCATTAAACCACCTATTATGACGCAAGAATTGGAAGAAACGTTATGTAATTTATTCTTCGAAATCCAAGCACCTTATTCGAAATATTGTCCAAATTATCGTATTAATTTTTTAAATTACTATTATACCCTTTTTAAATTGTGTGAATTATTAGGTGAATATAGTTATTTGGAACATATTCCAAAATTAAAAGATGACCAAAAGCGTATGGAACAAGATGAAATATGGAAAAAAATTTGTATTGAAAAAGATTGGGAATTTATACCTACATTATAATGTTTCATTTGTAATATTTATAATTAAATGATTATTTAGGTTTGTAGGGAAATAGTTGCGTTAATTCGGTGTTATATATAGAATAATTTGGATTATTGTAGTTTGCGCCTACACCTGTTCCGTAACACATACCTCCTTTTTGTTTACGTGTTTTTTTGGTTTTTTTGGTTTTTTTGGATTTTCGTTTTTTACCTCCAAATGAAGGTTCTTCAAATGAAGGTTCTTCAAATGAAAGTTCTTCAATATCAGTATTATCAGTATTATCAGTATTATCATTACTATGAAAAGTTATGTCATCATCATCATAATCAGTTATAGTAGTATTTCCATTTATACTACTTATATTTGACCAATCATCAAAATTTATCATTCGATATGTAATTAATTCAGCAATATCTTGTGGTGTTATATTTTCATTTAAGGCATTGTATCTATCTTGAATTTCATTCATAGTAATACCAATTACTGCTAAATCTCGCTGTTGGTCATTTGTAAATCCCATATTAGTTAACTGGTCCTTTTGTGCTTGTGAAAATTGTCCACCTTTCATATTTCGTCCGTGTTTTTTGCTTTTATTTTTTTTTGTTGTTTTTCGTTGTTTCTTATGTTTTTTATAAGACAAAGACCTTTTCATTATATATATATTTCATTATAAAAATATTTCATACATTTTTAAAAACCACCAGGGAATTTAACCAAGTTAGCACCAATACCAAAACCAGCACCAGAACGTGCCGATACGCCCATAGATGGGACATATGTATCAAGAATGCTAAAGGTTGCTGCGGCAGTCAAAGCAATCAATATAATTTCTTCCATATTTAGGGAACGTTTGGGTATAGCATAAGCAGCAATAGCAACCATCAAACCTTCTACTAAATATTTAATAACTCTTTTTACGAGTTCAGCCACATTAATTAATCCGTTCATTATATTAAATAAAAAGAAAAAATATTTATTGCGATTAATACTTAAAAATATAAAAAGAATATTATTTATAAAATGGAAAAATCTAAATCAAAAAAAAGTGGGTTTCAAAGAAAAGAAACCAATGGTAAACCAAATCCTAAATATGTTGATTTGTTAGAAGAAGATAAAGCTATTGCTGGTCAAAAATTTGTTTGTATGTCATTTTGTTCTCCTGAAAAGATATTGAAGCAAAAAGAGCTATTTTATTTTGAACAATTCCTAAAGGGTTGGGAAATAAATAAATCAATGGAAAAATTTCATCAATTTGTCAATTTTATTGCTTTCAAATATAATTTGTCTTTTGATGATTTAACAACTGATTTGAAGGATTTCGTAAAAGAAGAAAGAGATAATCTAACCAATTCTACATTAGAAGATGATTTCAAAACATATGTAGATAATAATGAAGAAGAATTACAGAAAAAATTTGACATTGAACATAATTTCCAGACAAATACAAGAGGATTGAAAATTCGTGGTTCTTATCCTACACAAGAAGAAGCTGAATTGAGATGTAAAATGTTGAGAGAAATTGACCC